CGAGGAAATCAGGAATCTAATGGATGAAAAGAACAAACCACAGGGTGGATTGAACCAGGCCAACGTAACCAAACAGACCACCAAACAGACGAAAGAGTTCGGATCCAGCATCGCCAGAATGCATCCTGTGTTGGGAATGGTGGAGCGAGGATTCAACGCATTAGGTAATGCCATATCCGGCGCCGCTGGTTTGGTCATGTCCGTGGCCCAGGCCGACGGATCATTCAAGAGTTTGATTCCAGTTGTGGATCAAGCCGCTGACATGCTGGGCGGATTCTTTGGAAAAATCCCCTTATTTGGCGGTTTGTTCGGAGGAATATCGGACGCCACAGCGGAGTTTACCAAACTGAGATTGGCCCTCATGGACATGCAGGTCAACACATTCAGGACACTGTCAAGAGCAGGGTTGGATGCATCCACCGACATGGATAAATTGCAGGTTGCAGTGCTTGGGGCAAACATCAGCATGGCGGAATTTGAAGCAATAGTGAGCCAGTCCGCCAACGGCATCAGGGTGTACGGAGGTACTTTAGACGACGGATTGATGAATCAGAACATGTTCCTGGATACAATAGACAGCTTAACAAGCTCAGGCACAGATCTGGGCAAACAGTTAGCACTGCTGGGATTATCTTCTGAACAGGTGGTCGAAGAGTTTGCTTACTTCCTGGAATCCAATAGATTCAACACAAGGATGATGCTCGCAGACACCACGATACTGTCATCGGCCATGGCCAAAAGATTGAAGAATGAAAGAATAATGGCAGAATTGACCGGCTTGAATGTGGACGAACAGAGGAAGCAGAGAGAATTGTTGATAGGCAGTGGCGCCCTGCAGTTCGCACTTCAGGACAAGAAAAATGCATCCGCCATCATTGATTTTGGAAACAATTTGGGAGCGTTAAGTCCTGCCTTGATGGATGCCTTTACGTCTGTGCAAGTGATGGGCAACCTTACCAGTGATCAGCAAGGTATGTTCGAAACCACATTCCCAAGATTGGCCGAAACCATCCAATACTTGACCTCCCAGATAGAAGCGGGAACCATGGACGCCGACACGGCATTTGCACAATTTACCAAAAAGGCGATAGCAAACACGGATCAGGCGGGATACTTGTCCACACTATCCATACTGCAAGACGGACAAGCTTTCCAGGTTTTCGACGACTACTACAAGATGTTGAAGCAGATAGACAATCAAATTATGAAAGCGGGCGACACCGACCTCGCAGAATATGTAAAAAATCAAAAAGCAAACCTCGATGCTGTCACTGATGGTAGCGACGAGTTGAGTACTGCGACAGGAGACCTGTTAACCTCGGCCAGAAAACTCGAAACAGCAGTGGCCGATTTCCAACAGAAATTAGTTGATGCTACAAAAGGATTGGATGGATTCATAACAGATACGATTTCTCTAATGGACAGAGTAGGAAGAAAATTGGTGAGCGGCGGATCGGGCCTCGGCACAAGCCTGACCACGTCCGGAGAAGTCACCATAGACACCATGGGTGGAGAAATTAAAATTTACAATGGCAACATCGTGGAGGGTGGAGTCACCGACGCCCGAGATGCCAAAGAATTCATGCATGGGGACAGTTTGTCGCACAAGGATCCAAAAAAATACTTTTTTGGAGGCGGACTGTTTCCGGGCATGACCGCACTGGTGGGAGAAGCGGGTCCAGAATTGGTGTCCATGGGCAATTCGTTCGGTGAAGTGATGAGCAACTCCGACACCCAATCACTGTTCGGAGACATGAAGAGCATGATGGACAGCATGATGCCTGCACTGCAGAGTGGTGATCTTTCCGGTGTGATGAGTCAGATGGATGCCATGAAACCACAGTTGGAGTCCAGCCTCAAAACCATAGGAGGCGAGATAGAATCCAAGGTGGGTAACAGCGAAGCCATGGGCAATCTGCAATCAACAATGAGCAAGGCCAACGCAGATTTCCAAAAAGAATCAGTCAACTACGCCGCACAGAATCAGCAAACACTGATCAAAATCGAAAAACTGCTCAAAGATCTATTACCAAAGGCATTGTCGGGCAATGGCTATTTTTAAGGTTGCAATGCAGAAAAAAGATACATATAATAATAAGTCATGAGTTGGAGAAAATATTTTAATTTAGTCAAGCCAGATGGCTCAATGTCGCCTGTGTCGGGCGCCAACACGGCATCCAACCCCATGAGTGCTGTGGGTCGCAGGAACTACACATCCTATCTGCCAGAGGTTTACACCGGCCATCCCAACAGGATGGAGCGTTACTTCCAGTATGATCAGATGGATCAGGATTCCGAAGTCAATGCCGCACTGGATATCATCGCGGAATTTTGCACACAAAAGAACAAGCAATCCGAAACACCATTCGACATCAAGTTCCATGACACACCCACAGAGACGGAAGCACTCATCCTAAAAGATTCATTGCAACAGTTCACTGCACTCAACGATTGGAACCGTAGAATATTCAGGATGTTCCGCAACACCCTCAAGTACGGTGATTCATTTTTCATCCGCGATCCTGAGACACAAGAATTAATTCATGTCCACGCATCCAAGTGTGACAAGATCATCGTCAACGAAAGCAAAGGCAAAGAACCGGAACAGTATGTGTTCAGGGATTTGAATCTAAATCTTGAATCATTATCTGCTTCACAGGTCACTGCCAATGTGACATATTCATCACCCGGCGCAAACGTGATAGGGGATCAAGGATACGGTCAGAACAGGGGTGGAGCATACACAGGCCCAGGTTCTTATTCGGCTGCCACAGCAGGCAACAGATTCGAAACCACTTACAATCAATATGCCGTGGATGCCAACCATGTGTGCCACGTGAGTCTGAGCGAAGGTTTGGATTCAAACTTTCCATTCGGCACATCCATATTGGAAACAGTTTTTAAAACTTTCAAACAAAAAGAATTACTGGAAGACGCCATCATCATATACAGAGTCCACAGAGCACCTGAGCGTAGAGTGTTCTACATCGATGTGGGCAACATGCCATCACACATGGCCATGGGATTCGTGGAGCGAGTAAAAAACGAAATTCATCAGAGAAGAATTCCATCCATATCAGGTGGTTCAAACAAAATGGATGCCACATACAATCCACTGTCGATCAACGAAGATTACTTCTTCCCACAGACAGCAGAAGGTAGAGGATCAAAAGTTGAAACGCTACCGGGTGGAACCAACCTTGGTGAGATTGATGACCTAAGATATTTCACAAACAAATTGTATCGTGCTCTAAGAATTCCAAGTTCTTACTTGCCAACTGGTCCGGACGATGGAGCCAATCCACAGTACTCAGATGGCAGAGTGGGCACTGCATACATCCAGGAATTGAGATTCAACAAATACTGTGAAAGACTGCAGGAAATTGTAGTACCACCCATCAACGAAGAATTCAAGCTGTTCCTTAAAAACAGAGGCATCAACATAGACACTTCTGTTTTTGATTTAAAGTTCACAACACCACAAAACTTTGCCGCATACAGACAGATAGAATTAGATACTCAACGAGTGCAAGCATTCAGCCAGATCGAGCAAACACCATATCTGTCCAAAAGATTCGCTCTCAAGCGTTTCTTAGGATTATCAGAGGAAGAAATCGCACAGAATCAAAAAATGTGGGCGGAAGAAAACGGTGAATCCAAGGGCGATGCAGTCAAGGGCAATGATCTAAGGAATGTCGGACTAACTGGCGGAGGTATAGACTCGGATATCGCCGGGCAGACATCTGAAATAGAACCAGAAGGACCGCTGGACGCGACCAGCGACGAGGGTGCGGGAGAAGAAGGTGCTCCTGAAGGCACTGCGGAAGTGTAAATAATAGTATGAACCTGTTCGAATTCATTAATGCTGTGGACAACTCCAGGTACTCGAGTGCGGAAGATAAAACTGCATACGACATGGATGGTGACACACGCAAATCTCGACTCACTCTTGAAATGATCAACCAGCTAAGACATCACATGCAGGCAAGACGTGAAGAAAAAGAAACAGCGATGGAACTGTATCAAAAAATGTACGGTAGTTCAATCGCAGACTCAGCTGAAATAGCCTAAAATAACTAAATTATAACATGGCAAGACGAGCGAAACACGTCGAGGCCGCCTTGAGAGCTGCCATAGACGGTCACAAACAATTCATCTGTTTTGGAACCACACACATGGTTTCGTCTTGGCTCAGCATCAGCCAGATCAAAGACCCCAAAGGAGCACTCAACGAATTTTTGAATGGGCAACCCAAGCCGGTGCCGCAAGCACAACCACAGGAAATCAAACAACCCATACCCATCAAGGACACCACATGGCTGCCGGATCATGATCCCTGCTTCATAATAGCCAACGGCGAGTCCAGAAGAGGATTCGATCTCAACAGTTTGAAGAACAAAGGTTACATCATAGGCATGAATGTACTGCCCATCGCAGAAGATTTTTGGCCGGACGCACTGATCAGCGTCGACATAGCCACAGTCAAATGGATATGTGAAAGAAATGTGCCGGACAAACTGGAAATGTGGACGTATCCGCGCGGGGGCATCAAGGATCCCAGGTGTGTGAGGATACCCAAGGATTGGGGATGGTCTTCAGGACCCACAGCCACACGCATAGCACTGGAGCACAAACACTTTAAAAAACTGTACATTCTAGGCATGGACTTCTTTGGTTTGACTAAAAGCGGCGAGATACACGAAAAGAACGGTTCGCAGATTAATAATATGTACAAGGGCCATGCAAGATACAGATCAGAGAATTCATCTCGCACATATTTTGGTAATTGGCTCAATCAAATGGTCACTAATGTGCAGAATCATCCCACGGTCAAGTTCTATCACGTCATTAGGAACAACCAAACATCGCCGGGAAGACTGCTGGAAAAACCCAATTGGATAGACATCACATACGACCAATTCCAGGATCACCTACAGAAAATGGCCAAAAAAGAGTCTTAAAAGGCACCTTTTCTCCACATACATTAAATATTCACTACAAAGGAGACGCAAATCATGTCTAAATTTGAAAAATTGCTCGATCTTCTTGTCAACGAAAACAAGGACGAGGCTGAGAAGCTTTTCCACGAAATCGTTGTAGAAAAATCTCGTGAAATCTATGAGGGTATCCTTGCAGAAGACGAGAAAACAGAAGACGACGAAGTTACTGAAACTGAACAATCATCCGACAAAGCTGAAGATGACGAAGTAGCAGAAACTAAAGAAGAAGACACAGAAGAAGCAGTTGAAGAAACTGAAGAACCAGCAGAAGCAACTGAAGAAACTGTGGAAGAAATTGGCGGCGACGCAACTGATGATTTACTTTCAGACATCGAAGCAGAAGCACACGGTATGGACGATATGGATATGCCTGGTGAAGAAGGCGACGAAGAAGGTGAAGAAGGTGGCGACGAAGGCGAAGCAGAAGAAATGTTTGAACCATTAGAAAAAGAACTTGATGCATTAAAAGCTGAGTTTGCAAAAATGATGGATGAAAAACCAGAAGAATCTGTTGAGTCAGAGTTTGAAGCCGCAGAAGAAACAGAAGAAACTGTTGAATCAGAAGAAGCAGAAGAAGTTGAAGAGTCAACTGAGAAAAAAGATGCTGACGAGATCGTAAAAGAGTACGCACAAGCAGTGAAAGCTGATATGGGCGACCATGCGGACGAGAAGCATTCTCCAGTTGCCAAATCAAGCAAATCTTCAAGCGAAGGCAAACCACATCAAATGGGTGTCGGCGGTGAAGAAAAAGGTTCAAAAGCTCCAGCACCAAAAGATATGGGTGTGAAAGCAAAAAATGAGCCAGGCATCAAATCTGCTAAGTTAGAAACAGCTCCAAAGGCTGTGACTTCTGAGAAATCAGCGAAGTAAGAGGATAGAACATGCGTTTACTAAAAGAAAACTTGACTTTCGATCAAGCGAGAGTTATAGTTGAAGCACAAAACGAAGGCAAAGACCTTTACATGAAAGGTATTTGTATCCAGGGTGGTGTGAAGAACGCCAACAGTCGTGTCTATCCAGTAAACGAAATCGCTAAAGCAGTGAAAAAAGTATCCGACCAAATCTCCGGGGGCTCATCAGTCCTCGGAGAGGTTGATCACCCTGAAGATTTAAAGATCAACTTGGACAGAGTAAGCCACATGATTTCGGAAATGTGGATGGATGGACCAAACGGATATGGAAAATTGAAGATTTTACCTACACCGATGGGTAAGCTTGTAGAAACAATGCTACAATCAGGCGTAAAATTAGGCGTATCAAGCAGAGGCTCAGGTAATGTTGACGAAACATCCGGTAATGTGTCAGAATTTGACATCATCACTGTGGATGTGGTCGCTCAACCATCGGCACCAAATGCTTATCCCACTCCGATCTATGAGGGCTTGTTCAACATGACAGGTGGTTCGCAGATTTTCGAAGTGGCCAAAGCAGTCAAAGACGATGATAAGGCACAAAAATATCTTAAGGATGGAGTAATCCGTTTAATTAAGGAACTAAGGATAAAATAGGAGAACAAACATGTTAGACGTAATCAAACAACTCCTTGACAAAGACCTGGTAACAGAGGAGACCCGCACTCAAATCGAAGAGGCATGGGAAGCCAAATTATCAGAAGTCAAAGAAGAAGCCAAGACAGAGGTTAGGGAAGAGTTTGCCAAGCGTTATGAACACGACAAGTCTCAAATGGTAGAAGCCATGGATCGCATGATGACAGAAGGTCTTCAAAAAGAAATCGCAGAATTCGTTGAAGATCGTAAACAACTTGCGGCAGAAAGAGTCAATTACAAAACTTCGATAGCACCTCACAAAGAGATGCTGACCAAGTTTGTGAAAGAGTCTTTGGCTAAAGAAATGAAAGAACTACACGCAGAACGTAAGACAATGGCAGAACAAGTTGCTACTTTAGAATCATTTGTCACTAAGGCACTTGCTAAAGAAATCAATGAGTTCAATGCAGACAAGCAAGCAGTTGTTGAAACTCGTGTGAAACTTGTGAAAGAAGCAAAGGCTAAATTTGCTGAAATCAGAAGTGCATTCATTTCCAAAGCCGCTAAAATTGTTGAATCAACAGTTGCTGAGAACATCTCGAAAGAGATGACTCAATTCAAAGAGGACATCAAAGCAGCTAGAGAAAACAACTTTGGTAGAAAGATATTCGAAGCATACGCTTCAGAATACATGACTTCATACTTGAACGAGACTTCAGAAGTTCGTAAGATGCAGAAGCAACTTGACGAAGCTACAAAGAAACTGAATGAAACTGAAACTCTACTTGAATCTGAAAAGGTCGAAAAGAAAAAGATCGAAGACAGAGCAACAAGAGTTAATGCATTGAGTGAATTGTTAGCACCTCTTTCAGGAGACAAGAAAGAAGTAATGGCTAACTTGTTAGAGTCTGTACAGACCAGCAAGTTAAAGGATTCTTTCAACAAATATCTACCTCACGTGATGAAAGAAGGCAAAAGATCTTCAGTTATTACTGAGTCGAAAAAAACAGAAACCACAGGCGACAGACAGGCAAAACCTCAGGCAGAAAACAACGAGGATGTTTTAAACATCCGTAAATTAGCAGGTATTAACTAAGGAGAAATGATAAAATGACATCCGCTATATTAGAAAGCAAATGGCAGGAAACAAAGTCAGCACTTATGGAAGGTGTTGCCGCGAAACAAGCCAAAACAATGGATGTGGTCCTTGAGAACACACGCAAATACCTGTCAGAGCAAGCGACAGCTGGAGCAACTTCTTCCGGTAACGTAGCAACTCTGAACAGAGTGATTTTGCCTGTGATTAGAAGGGTCATGCCTACTGTGATCGCAAACGAGATCGTTGGTGTACAACCAATGACTGGTCCAGTTGGTCAAATCCACACACTAAGAGTAAGATATGCTGACACAACATCAGGCGGTGCTACAAGCATCACAGCTGGTGACGAAGCATTATCACCTTTCAAGATTGCATCAAGCTACTCAGGTAACGACAGCAATCCAGCAAAAGGTGCCGCAACAGCAACACTTGAAGGTACTGCAGGTAAGAAATTAAACGTGCAGATCTTAAAACAAGTTGTTGAAGCTAAATCAAGAAAGCTATCAGCAAGATGGACTTTTGAAGCAGCTCAAGACGCACAAGCACAGCAAGGTATCGACATCGAAGCAGAAATTATGGCAGCTTTAGCTCAAGAAATTACTGCAGAGATCGACCAAGAGATCTTAACATCATTAAGAGCTCTAGCTGGTTCAGCCGCAGCTTCATTTGATCAATCAGCTGTATCAGGTACAGCAACATTCGTTGGTGACGAGCATGCCGCATTAGCAGTGCTAATCAATCAACAAGCTAACCTGATCGCTCAAAGAACAAGAAGAGGCGCAGCCAACTGGGCAGTTGTTTCTTCAGAGGCTTTAACAATCCTTCAATCAGCAACAACTTCAGCGTTCGCAAGATCAACTGAAGGTGTGTTCGAAGCTCCAACAAACACTAAGTTTGTAGGTACATTGAACAACTCAATGAGAGTGTATGTTGATGGTTACGCAGGAACAGGTACAGATGTATTAGTAGGATACAAAGGTTCATCAGAAGCAGATGCGGCCGCATTCTACTGCCCATACATTCCGTTAATGTCATCAGGCGTTGTGTTAGATCCGAGCACATTCGAGCCAGTAGTAAGCTTCTTAACAAGATATGGTTATGTAGAGTTATCAAACACTGCATCATCACTTGGTAACGCAGCTGACTATCTTGCAAGAATCAGCGTTTCTAACGTATCATTCAAGTAATAAAACATTTAAAGGGGGAATTTATTTCCCCCTTTTTTTATGACTAAATATTTTCATCGTTCATCCCATTCGGGACGGAAGTAGCACACAGCGAAGGAACGCACTTAACTTTAACAAGGAGAGTGTAATGAACTTTAAATTCGATTTAACAAAGGCAATCAAGGAAAGAAGAATGAAGCAATCTTTTGATGCCCAGATGAGAAAGAGAAGCAAGGATTCCATTGCAAGACCAAAAGCCGCGAAAAATATAACTTCGCAAGATCCAAGAATGCAGGGAATATAGATCTAAGATCTTAATCCACAGTCCATGCTATCGACACAGCATGATTGGAAATTGAGTTGGTGGAGAACAAACACACACTGATTTGATTGCCTGGAGCTAATACCAATCTATACTTGGTAAGATCAAACTGTTTGGATCCAGTCTATAAAATACTGATGTGATTTCTGTTATTAACATTAGCGTTGTTCAATCCAAGTGAATGATGCCAGTGCGTCTTTACCCGTGCCGTTTGATGCACACAGGATGGTGAATACATCACTGACTGATCCTAGGCTACTTCTACCAATTTGGTATGCTGTTTTTCCTTCCAACTTGACGCCTGTGCCGCCACCACCCGAGATAACAAATCCACTGTCAAGCACACGGCCGTGATTGGCTTCAGTGATGTTGGTTGGGGCAATATAGGTTTGATACTGTGTGAATCCGTTTGGGTCTGGATGGTCCAACCAAGGTTGCGGACCATCTGAACCTGCCGTGACTGCTGGAGGTATTGTGGCATTACGCACCAGTTTGTAAAAGATGTTGGTGTTGTCAATGGTGGCGACTTGGAACATCTGTGGTAACACAATTCCGTTCAGTGCCGACGACTTTAACCTAATACTTAAAACTGGATACCAGTTGTCTTTGGTTGCTACTGAGGCTAAAGCGGCCGCCATTCGTGTGCCGTAGAAAGGAGCACTGATGTTTTGTGCTATACCAAGTTTACCCACTGTGCCTTCTGAAATAATACTGTTTGATCCTTGGAGCATTGTGAATGGTCCACCCGCCACTGTGCTGAGTGCTTCCATTTCCACCCTGATGGGAAGGAAGGGAGTTTGTGCCCAAGGTAAAGCATATCTGTTGGCAGTTCGGTGAGTGTGTACCACGTGAGTTGCACCATCAATTACCCAACCGAACTTAACTTCGCCTGCGCCATACCATTCATATTCAATGTTGACCAATTGTATCTTGGTTGCATCTGCTACAATACCACTTGATGCAGTACCGTCAAGTTTGTCGCCATTCCACTGACTTCTTGGAACCACAACGTCAGCGCCGCCGTTTGATACCGTGCAGTTATAGACTGGAGCACCATCCACCCACACGCCACTGTCCTCGAACCAAAAACCATCGCCTGCTTGGTTGAACATTCCTAATCTTTTGCGAATACCTTCCACAGGAGTTCCAAGTGTGATAGCAAAACTCACTGTACTGCTTCTTCCTGGAACATATCGTTGTGAGAGAAGAGTTTGTCTAATAACTTTATCGCCACTGTCCCCGTTGATGCTCAATTGTACCTGACTGCTGGCCAGTACGTGAGTTGCACTGCCAGTGCCTGTTACGTTGGTTTCCCATACATCAGTTTCGGTACTAAATTGGAATGTGTTAAAGAACACAGTTTCATAAGGACTTACTTTTTGTCTACCTTTGGAAGTTAGTCCACCTTCGTCGCCGACACCAGTGGAAGTTTTAACACGCAACACAGGTTGCCCTGACGCATTGTAGTCCATTGCACGATGCAATTCCAACTGATTGGATTCATCTGGGTGTTTGTAGTTGGTGGAATTTGGTAGTCGAATGCCCATTGTGTTTATATTTAACAATAAATACTCACATGCGAGCCACAGAATTCATCCGCAACATATTGGACATGATCGATGCCATGGATCAACCCAAGGTCACTGTGATCGATGTGGAAAACACAGAGGATGACAATCCCTATGATGATGAACAGCGTCGTGAAGAACAGATCAAGGATCTGGAAGACGATGAAGACAAGTTCTGGGCCAATCAACCCGCAGAACGAGTGGCGGACATCTCAGCAGTCACAACTGGTGCGGGTGGTGGAGTCAACGGACCCAAACATCCTGCAGACATCAGAACCGCTCATGGTTCGATGTATCCAAACTTTCAAGCCAAAGATTAATTGTAGTCAGATTTTTCAGCACGATAGTTCTGTTGAACCTGTGCGGCAGTCAGAGCAGAACCATACATTCTGATCACACCATATGACCCCTGTGAGTAGGTGCCATCTCCCATGTCGGTGCTATCTTCTGCGTTCCAATGAATGTGAAAATTTTTGCTGTCATCAGCAGGTGAATCAAAATCCACAGCCACAGTGCCACCGGGTTCACCGTTGACATAAGTTCTGAGTGTGGTGCCGTCATATGTGGTGACCAACTGATACCAAGTGTTGAGGCTGAGTCCTGTGGCCATGTTCACAGAAGTGATTGCTCCACCCTCCCATAGACCTGCTTTGACTGTGCCACCTGACAGCCATTCGATGTGTGAAAAGTGATAACCAGTGTTGATTGTGGCTTGCCCTGTGATTGTGGCCACAACTCCCACATTGGCAGAATTGTTATACCAAACTTCACAGGAAAAAGCATCATCTGTGGTGATGAGTGATCCCAAATTGCCTGAAGAAATATAGTCATTGCTACCAAAGTTGGTCCAGTATGGATTGGTGTATGTGATGGTGCCTGTGAGTGAACCGTTGATGGACTGTGAACTCAAATCAGTGATGGTTGTGCCTGTGCCGCTGTATGAATCAGCATTGCCAGGATCAAAATATGTGATAAGGTCTTGAGTGGCGTGTATGACCCATGGTCTACCTATCAGCACACCGCCGGGATTGGTGTTTACAGTTCTATTGGCCGCATTGTTGTCTGAAGCATTGTATTGACTGGGCAATTCTGTGATGTCGTAGTATTCTCTACGGGCAGAAGCATCTCTGTTGTCAGCAGCTAGATCCAATTTAGCCACCTGTCTGTCACGTTTGTACGTTAAACCTGATATACCATTTGATGCCATCACATGTATTTAACAATAAATACATTTGTAAAACCATGAAAGCACGAGAATTCCTATCTGAACGCGGTATCAACATCAACATACCCATCAACATCACTATCCCCAGTGATGGCGGTGAAATATCAGTGAATGCTGGCGCCACAGACGGACCAAAAAATGAGGATGGCACAGAAATGAAATACAATGTATCACCTCTACAACAAGAATTAGAATTAAAGAAAGCAGAGTTAGGCAAGACATCTGCCCTACTGGATCAAATCACACAAGAAGACGAATATTCAAAACCTTTGAATATCAGTGATCATCTAGAAGAACTCAAAAAGATCTACAAGGAAACAGCAGAACCAAAGGAGGCATAATCAATGGCGATCAGGAAGATCAAAGCTGCATTGGTTAATACCAGAGACGCTCCGGAATACAACACGGAGATCGGTTACCTTTTCTATGACGCAGACCCCAACGGTGATCTCACCCTGAGAATTTCGGACGGTGTCACACCAGGCGGTATTCCAATTGGTGGTGCTGGTGGTGGATTATCATATGCACGATTAAACGTGGTGGGAGATGATTCCACAGGTGCTGTGTTAAATTTAGGCAATGCCACTCCCGATTTACAATTTGCAGGCACACAAAATATTTCTGTAAATGTAGACAACACCTCAGGCAAAGTCACAATCACAGGTCCTAATCTATCATCATATCTTCAATCGGGTGATAATATTTCTTCACTGACCAATGATGCGGGTTACATCACATCCGCTGATGTATTCCAATTAACTGTGGCAGATGATTCTTCCACAACATCCACACTTACAAAAACAGACACTCTAAACATCAGGGGTTCCCAAAATATTTCAACATCTATCAGTGGCGACACACTAACCATAACAGGACCTGATCTTACATCATACATTCAATCCGGTGATAACATTTCATCGCTCACAAATGATGCTGGTTATATCACATCAGCAGATGTTTTTGAACTAACAGTTTCGGATGATTCATCAACCACTCAAACATTCACAAAAACAGATACTCTAAACATCAGAGGTGCCCAAAACATTACCACAGCACTGTCAGGTGACACACTAACCATAACAGGACCTGATCTTACATCATACATTCAATCCGGTGATAACATTTCATCGCTCACAAATGATGCTGGTTATATCACATCAGCAGATGTTTTTGAACTAACAGTTTCGGATGATTCATCAACCACTCAAACATTCACAAAAACAGACACTCTAAACATCAGGGGTGCCCAAAACATTACCACAGCACTGTCAGGTGACACACTAACCATAACAGGACCTGATCTTACATCATACATTCAATCCGGTGATAACATTTCATCGCTCACAAATGATGCTGGTTACATCACATCCGCTGATGTATTCCAATTAACTGTGGCAGATGATTCTTCCACAACATCCACACTTACAAAAACAGACACTCTAAACATCAGGGGTGCTGGCGGCATCACAACTTCTATATCAGGTGACACAGTCACCATCGATGGCACAGCAGTACAGGGTGCTTCATCACTCAGTGTGTTCGGTGATGATTCCACAAACATGGAAGTGGATCTCAACAATCAAGACCTCACAGTGAGTGGTGGAAACTCCATCACAACATCAACCTCATCCACACAAACACTCACAGTTTCATTGGATGCAGACATCAGTGTTAACAATATAAATCCATTGGATTCATCTGGTGTTAATGTAAATGGTGATTTATATGTGAACGGATCTTCGGTTATCAAACAAGGCGATAACATTTCATTGTTAGCCAACGATGCAGGATACATTAATACAGCCACATTGACCATTGTGGGAGATGATTCCAC